ACCTGTATAACATGGCACAGGAGAATATTAAACTGTTCAAACCTTTTGTTGCAGCAGAGGTAATGTTTGAAGAGTTGAAGAGAGACAATATCTTTGAAACTCCAGACAAGGCTCTATATACTCCAGAACGTATCTTAGCTGCAATACGTGATATGGCAATAGGAGACTGGTAACATGACAACACAACACATAAGGAACATACTCAAGGTATACCGCAGGGCAACCGCAGATGACGTTGCCAATGGTCTAGAGTGGTACGATAGAGCCGCAAGATATGCCAAGGTAATATCAACCAAGTACCTCATTCACCGTCACACTGTCATAGGTGTCATGGCTGCATTGTCACCTAACAATAGGTGGGAACGCAACGTCAAGGATACGGAACGTATGATACAGGCATGGGTAGAAGGGGAAGACTTGACTGACTTCAAGGTCTCATGCTACAACACAATGAAGGCTAAGGCTTGGTCTATCCTAGAAGACGACCTGACAGATGATGAAGACATACTGACCAGACTTAATGGACAAAAGATCAGGTCATTCTATTCTAACATAAGAGGACTTGACGAAGTTACCATTGACGGTCATGCCTACAACATAGCACTTGGGATACGCCAAGGATTGACCAGTGACAAGACTAACATGGGTAAGAAAGTCTATCGTACAATGCAAGCGGCATATGTCAAGGCTGCAAAACGAGTAGGCGTCAAGCCTCATGAGCTTCAAGCTATCACATGGACAACATGGAAACGTGAACACAACATTTAAGGTTGACAACTAAACTTAACTATGATCTAACTAAACTTGTCTAAACACAAAAGGAGAAAAGACAATGGCAACTAAACCACTTAATGACGGTACTCAAGGATTCCGCTTCAACTTCCTAGGTATCAAAGGACTGACCCGCAAGCGCAAGACTTTGAGCCGTGGTTTCAAACTACAGAGGGCAACATGTATGCTAGCACTTCACATGGGTAAGCGTAGCGTATACATTGAGCACAAACCAAACCAGAAGACAGAACGTAGACTTCACAACTTCGCAGGGTAATCAATGAAACTGTTCACAATCTCTCTCTTGTCATGGGTCTCAATGATAGTCACCGTTGGAATACTAGCATCTGTAGGCTATGACATGAGAGGGGTTGACGGTCAGACTATATTCTGGGTATACCTACAGTGTACCCTAGCAGGGTATGCACTAAAGAAACTGAAAGGATACGCAGATGTATTTGTGGGGTAGTAACCTAAGAGAATACTTGATTATCATGCACAAGTATGATATAGTGTGGATACCAAAGACAGAGGATGAGGAGGTACCCTTCTAATGAAAAGACCAGTAAAGAATAAACTACCAAAGGACTACTACTCCGACAAGATACTGAGTGAAGAGTTCCTAGAGGAAGAACTAGAGTCTCTGCTTCAAGAAGAGAGAGACCTAATAGATAGAATTAAGAATGGAGATGGACCTAGGGTACATGACTAATAGCCCCTTGCCCAAAGGCAAGACTATTATACACCCATCCTATCAGGTTGTCAAGGAGAAAACGACATGAGTGTATTAGGAGAAATAGAAAACTTAGAGTACGAGATCAAGCAACAAGAAAATAAACTTGAGGATTTAAAGAAAAGACTTGACAAGCTACTCATGATTCGTCCAATGTCAGACGAAGAGAGACAGAGAGCAAAGGAAAAGTACGAAGCCAACCATAGCTTCGATGAGTACGGTAACTACGGTGAGAACAACCCACCCGTAGGTCACTCATTCGGTCAACCGTTAAGAAAGAAACAAGTATGGAGAACGTGTGTATCCTGTGGAGGTCCATCTTACAATGACTTCTGTGGGTTTTGCCAAGAGGAATTATGAAATGATGCACGAAACATTTGATGCTGAATTAGAAGTAGAGGTAACAGACAACACATGGCTCACAGTATGTGCTGACATCCTGACAGATGGTTACATATGCTACGAGACATGGAAAGACTTGCCACCTGAGATCACCCTAGAGATTGAACCACAGTTCAGAATCAAGTATCTCTATGATGAAGAGGGTAACGAGTACAGTCCTAACCTCTTGACAGATGAACAATATAAGTCTATTATGGACAGGCTAGTTGAAGACTGGTTCGAGACTAGCATTCAGAATGGATTCGGAAGAGAGAGTATGCACTAATGAAAGACCACAAAGCAGACAGCCACTTCATAGGACATGAGCCATGCCCTAAGTGTCTCTCAAAAGATAACCTAGCTAGGTACTCAGATGGTCACGGCTACTGCTTTGGTTGTGAGTATTGGGAAAGTGGAGAAGAGGAAATGCAATTACAAGCACCTCAAGTAGTACACCTTGAGAAGATGACAGCAGTGTACAGAGGTATGCGGGGCATATCCAAGGAGACAATGGAGTTCTACGGGTGCTACACCTACCTCAACAGTGACGGTGAGGAGAAGTACCAGCAGTACATCTACCCATCAGGTGGTATCAAGACACGATACTTCCCTAAGGAGTTCTCCGCTAAGGGTCTCAAGTCAGATGAACTATTCGGCATGAACCTATGGAATGCTGGATCAGGTAAGATAGTCACGATTACAGAGGGTGAACTAGATGCTATGTCAGCATACCAAATGTGCAAGCACCAGAGATACAACTCAGCCTTCGTGTCATTACCTTCAGCCTCACCTAGCAGACGCCTATGGGAGAACGTAACTGACTGGCTCAAGTCATTTGAGAAAATAGTCCTGTCAATAGAACACGACGAGGCAGGGAATGCAGTAGCTCAGAAGATAGCTAACCTCTTCCCTAACAAAGTGTACAGGATGAAGCACGACAAGTACAAGGATGCCAATGAGTTCCTTCAGGCAGGTGAACGGGATTCATACTACCATGCTTGGTTCAACGCACAGAAGTACACACCTGAGAATATCATTAATACACCTGACCAGTTCCTAAAGCTGTACAGTACATCAGAGGAACACGTCTACGTAGAGACAGGTGTACAAGACTTCGATGACCTGTGCATGGGCCTGATGCAAGGACACTTCACTCTGTTCAAGGCACAGACAGGCATAGGTAAGACTGAGTTCATGCGCTACCTAGAGTACAGACTCCTGAGTAAGTACCCAGAGATACGCATTGCAGCTTGGCACATGGAAGAGACAAAGCTACGTAGCATCCTAGGTCTGGTGTCATACAAACTAGGAGAGAACGTAACACGAAAGGACTTGATCCAAGAGAAAGGACTGGACCGTCAAGTACAAGAGGCTATCACTGACTTGACTAAAGATGAAAGGCTATACCAATTCTTTCTCAATGACGAGGATGACCCTCTTGAAATCCTTAACCATATCAGGTATCTTTCTCAGGCATGTGGTGTGCAGTACATATTCTTTGAACCTATACAGGACATAGCAGCTAACATGTCAGGAGAAGAAAGCAAAGAACAATTCCTAGCTGACCTAGCTGTCAGGCTATCCAAGCTAGCTGCTGAGTTGAACGTAGGTATCATAACTATTGGTCACACCAATGATGATGGGGCTGTCAAGTACTGCCGCATGATAGAACAGAGAGCATCCGTTGTTGTCGAACTGCAACGAAACAAGATGGCAGAGGATGCAGATGAACGTAACACAACGAAGCTTCTGGTCACCAAGAACAGACCAGTAGGTCCGACAGGCTACGCAGGTCAGCTATCGTTTGACACAGCTTCGTTCACAATGAAAGAGAAGTATGGATTACTTTAGCCTATGGCCTACCCTGTGTGGTGTCATCTATGCCTTTGGTGTAGCTCTGCACTACCTGCATGTGGGTGTTGTCTTTCATCTACTGGATAAGTACGATCAGATGGACAAACGAAGACAATTATTCTGGTCACTGCTGTGGCCTATCACTGTAATACAAATAGGGTTCTCTAAAGATGACACTTAAAGTTGTAGCTATGGACATTGAGACAGATGCTTTAGATGCTAGTCGCATCTGGGTTATCTGTGGTCAGGATGTCAACACAGGTGAGACCTACGAGTTTCACAATCCAGACAAAATAATAGAAGAGGGCATAGACTTTGCTAATTTCTGTGATACTGTTGATCTGTTTGTGTTTCACAATGGCATTGCTTTTGATGTACCTGTGATTAACAGACTGCTAGGCAAGAGGATTGACCCTAGTAAAGTACTGGATACTCTTGTTGTATCTCGCTTCATTGACTACAACCTGCAAGGTGGACACTCACTGAAGGCTTGGGGTAAGCGTCTGTCTGACTTCAAGATGGACTTCAAGGACTTCTCTAAGTTCTCTCAGGAGATGGTAGACTACTGTCATCAGGACGTAGCTGTCACTGTCAAGTTATACCAGAGGTTCCTACCTGTACTCAAGGATCAGACACAACAAGAAGCTATCAAGGTGGAGCACGACATTCAGATTCTCTGTGAGGAGATGCACAACAATGGTTTCTTCTTCGACAAGGAGAAGGCAGAGCACCTGCTAGATGAGATCGAACTGCGTATGCTTCAGCTAGAGGATGGTTTCCAAGAGGACTTCCCACCCCAGCTAGAAGAAGTCAATCGTATTTTGTACAGGAAAAAGTCAGATGGGGACTTGACAAAGGTTGTCAAAGATGCTATAAAGAAATACCCTAAAGTCAAGATCAGTTACGACACATTCCCAGCCAAGCTTATCTGTATGGATTGGGTCAAGTTCAAACCATCGTCACCTAAGATGCGTATCGAAAGACTATGGGATGCAGGTTGGAAACCAGTGGACAAAACCAAAGGACACATTGAGTATGACAGAGAAAACAAACCAAAATTTCTGTGAGTGTTGTGGTCAGAAGATTCCTAAAGAACCTTTATCACCTGCTTTAATCAGAGA